AGCAGGAGTCGGGTTTGCAACTTCAGCAAAACGAGTGCCCATCGGATGATAGACATAGTGCAGGTCAAAACTGAGAGCATCCGATTTAGCTAAGATGTCTCTGTCTCGCTCGGTTCTGAGTGCCATTTGCTCACCAGAGCCAATAGCACCGGGTGTAAACAAATAACTGGCGTACTCAGTAGACGAGCCAGAACCAGCCGTTTGCACGTCTGCACTGACAATGACGCGAAGTCCCATAAACGTCGGGACGCCTACTTGACCAAATGCGTTAGCAGTAGAACCGCTGTCGGCATTGGCGTCAGCTGCGCCAGTGGAGTCATAAACGAAATCAATCGCACGACGCTCCATCAAGTCGTAATACACATTTGGGTGTACGACGATTGTGGAAAGCTTTTCGCCTTGATCACCAAGCAGTGACTTGGCTTTAACGATTTGACGAACACCAAGAGCAGTTGGCGTGTCAGAAGTCGTGCCATCAACTGCCAACGATGCAAAAGCAGCACCACTGGTGTCGCCTACAGCACCGAAGATGCCAGCGCAGCAGGACAGCAAGTCCTTTTGACGCTCATGCGAAATGTAGTCGGCAAGCTTTTGACCAATAGCAGCCATTGGGTCAGACCCGGCAGCCATTGCAGCAAGATCGCGTGACTCAAAAGCATTACCACGGTGAACAACCGCAGCACGCTGCTTGTCAGCAGTGATTTTGCCTGGTGTCAGCGAAGTGCTATCGGTCAACCGTTCAAAGGTTGAATTTAGGTTCGCAGCAAAAAAGGGGACATTAATGAAGTCACCACCATCCTCCGTTGCGTTCAGCTCCGCCATAGGCTGCACCACACCGCTGGCCAAAAAGGCGTCACGCTTTGTGGTCTCCTGTACAAGGTACGGAGTGAAAATCTCGGGGATGATGATGTCAGAGCGAAGAGTCGCCATGACAGATCCTTAAAAAAATGATGTTTACGGTGTGGGCATAACCCTGCCGACAGGCATAACCCTCGGTCTTGTTGACATACTACCGGTTTGCGGCGGCTTTCAACCTCTCATACAGATCCATATTGGTCCGATAAAGCCTCATCTGCTCAGTGAGATCAAATGTTTCTGATAGAAACGGGTTTTTAGTGCCAGCAGGAATGTCGCCACTTGCACTGCGACCAGAAGGTGCACCACTACCTTGTGGCTTAGGTGCTTTCTGCATGTAGCTCGGCAACGTCTTGGCCCAGTCGCCAATCGGCTTACGCTCGTAACCGTTGACTACAACGACAGTGCCGTCAGCTTCGCGCTCGATCTGATTGGAATTCAGCAAGCCAGCCTTGAATACAATGCTTGGATCATGCACCACGTCGGCCAATGCTGTGTTCGCAGGTGCAATCAGCTCAAGCTCGCGGACGCGTGCTTCAAGCTCAGCAATGCGCTTATCTTTTTCAGCAGTTGCCTCGCGATACTGCTGCTCCAGAGCTTGACGCGCCTCGGTGTACTTGCCTTCTGATTCGAGTTTGTTCTGCTCAGCCTGACGCTTGAACTCTTTCAGTTCGTTGTAGTCATCTGGCATTTCATTGATCAGCTCTTTTTTTTGTAGCTTGCCGATCAACTCGTAGTTTTTCTTTTTGAGCGCCTCACGCTCGACTCGAAGCGCATCAATTTCAGCATCGATAGCATTTGCTCCAGCAGTCATAGACTCCTGTGCCTGATCTTCAGCCATTAGGCATAACCTAAATTACAAGTACAGCTTATCAGCTCCATTTAGTTTGATCAGCCCACCATGCCGCATACAACTTGCCTTTTGCAATGTTTTTTGCATGGCGCTTCTTGAATGATGACCGCTTGTTCTTATCAGCCTGCGACTCACCCTTGCGAGGTGGCTTTGTTTTAGCCCCTTGCTCACCAAAGCGAATCATCCTGATCTTGTCGCCCTCTTTAGCCAAAACCACGTGGCTTTTCTTCGGATGGTCTGGAGTACGTTTTGGCTTGTTGTAGCCGCTAAACGTCTCGCCTTCGTAAGTAATACGTTTTGCCATCACTTCTTCTTGGCTTTAGGCGCAGCGCGTAGCTCAGACCGTTTCTTCAGCACAGCATTACCAGTGCTTTCAGACTTAATAGCAATTATCGGATCGCCTTTTGCACCACGACGCGTAACCGTGCCACCAGACGGTCCTTTGATGCTGTAAGAGCCTTCACCCTTCACGCTGGTAACTTTGCCAAACGTTTGCTTGCCGCCATACGTCCAGCTAACCCTTGATCCAACTCTCATTTTTTCTTGCCTCCCTTCTTTTTCTTTTTGCCGGTGGGTTTTTTGTGCCCGTAGTGACCTGGCATAGCAAGCTAAGAACGCTTGACCTTAGGATAACGCCTCTGCAGTTCCTGCAACGTCACCTCTGTACCATCAGCCGAAACAAATTTCCTGATCGCCGCTGATGGGCCGTGTTTTTCAGAGAGCATATTGAAATACGGCACCTTGCTCGGACCAAGCACATCTGCCTTGACTTCCTTGCTCTGATCAAACAGCCATTGCCCGTAGGTTTGATTTGCAGGAACAAGTCCGCCAGAACTACGACGCTTGCCAGGTTTTGGCGGCGGAATGCCTAAACCCTTGTAATCAACAATCGGTACAGTTGTTGACCTGCAGTTGAAATGCTGCGGCGGCGTTGGTCCCTCGTTGTATTTAAACGTTCGGCCGTCTAATGCACGACAGATCGCGGAGGTTCTGCTGTCAAGCGTTGCGATGTACCTATAACGCTTGGTGATTTCTTGATTTTGACTGTAAACCGCTTGGCTAGCAGCGTTGGCAACTTGATTAACGCTTGTCCGCACCATGGTCCTAATTTGATTGTTTGGCACAGCGATCAGCTGACGGCGTAAGCGTCTTGCAATTTTTTCTGATGCTTCGCCAAGGATCAGCCCGTTGCGTACTTCTTTGGTAAAGACCTCAGCCTGCTGACCAGCCAATCGCTTGAATGACTTTTGCAGCGTTGCACCGTTCGGCAACGTGATCGTCGTGCCATCGCCAATGTCGAGGTTGAACTCCTTCGGAACACCAAGAACAGTAGCCCCAAGATCGTCACTTAACGTAACAATGTTGTAGGTCGTTGGGTCGATCGTTGCAACGGCCTGCGCAAACTGTGGACTAATCTGCACGCTCTTCACCTGCAGCAACAGGTCGTCAGGCAACTCGCCGTTCAAAATATCAGTTACAAATCCTGCTTGCAGCTCAACTAAGCCTTGCAGTTCACCAACAGCTAATGCCGTTGAAGATTCAGCCCAGCCTTCAAGCGATGTTTTCAATTGCGCCAGTATCGCCCCAAGCCGTGCAGCTTGTGTAGGTGTCGGGTCAACACCACTAGCAGCCAAACGCTCAATAGCGTCCACAATAAGATCGTTGTATGTACGAGCAACTCGCCTTGCGACACTATTGCTAAATCGATTGAGGTCGATTGCATTTTTGTAAAGCTCCGCAGGTGTCGTCATGTGTCATAAATACCTAAGTGCCTAGGCTCCTCTGCGCAAATTACAGAAACATTCGACCCCGCAGACAAAGCTGTGCCCACAATCTCAGAAAATTCTGCAATTACATCTATCTCACACTTTTTTATACAAGTCTCACTAATACAGAAGACACCTGCGCTGTCAAACCATGTAACGCGAACGACAGCAAAATACTTACTGAGCAACTCACTGCGGACATAATACAAAAGCTGATTACCTTGATCAGACGATCCACCTGTACGCCACCTTTTAAGCCAGTTCATCAGACTGCCCTGGTGCTGCTTCTGGCATTGTGGCTTGCTCAGGAACAGGTCGGCTATTTTCTGGCTTTTGAATTTCAAGCAGCCCACCGGCCTGCGTGGCCTCTAGCTCGGCTTCAACATCAAAGTCATCACCTAGCACCTCTCCTGCTTCAAGCTGTAACAACAGTGTTTCCTGTGTGATTGTTCCTGCTGTGTAGAGCTGCAACATCGCCTGTATTTCCTGCGGGTCTAGCCTAATCCCCATGAAATCGCGATTTACCAAGCTGCTGCCAGCGTTTGGCTCCTGCATGTATTCAGCCTGAAACCGTAAGCAATTATCAATTAAATCCTGCATCTGCTGCGCAACAACCATCATGGTGCTGTCACCTTGGCTGCGGTCAATTCGCTTTGCCTCTGCAGTTTCTGCAGAAAGTTTGCTGCCAAGAATACTTGCCAAACCCAAAGCGTTGATTTGTTCAGCAATCCGATCAAGCTGTTTGAACTGTGCTTCGTAACTGTTGCCGCTTGGTTCTATGTACTCACTGCGTGCCTCAGTAGGTAAAGCAAGTGCTTCGCCTGGGCCTGCACTAATTTCTTCAGCTGATTGCGGAAAACCATAAATCGCCAACATCGGCACAGCACTTATGTGCAGCTGATTTGATAAATCACTTTGCACTTGATAATGCTGCAGATTTAGCTCCGCAATATCAGCCAGAGGAGGCAATGACTGCAGTAAGCCAACACGATTAGAGTAGGCAACGCTGAATGGTATTTCAGTCAAACTTGTGCGACCTTCGTCAACAATTTCAAAATCACCTTTCTTGTTGCGCTGATGGATTTCAAACGCACCAGGGGTTAACACCCTGATCTGCTCAAGTTCCTTTTCACCGTATTTACCCTCTGGAACAACGATGCGCTCTGACAAACGCAACTGCGTCAGCTGTTGCTTGCCATCATTCAATTCACTGCGAAAACCAATGATGTCTCTTGGAGAGTAGGTCACAAAATAAGGACGACCGTTCTCACCAGACGCTGGCGCATCGACTAAAACACCAACGTGGCCATAGCGGATACAAACCCTAGCTGTTTGAAAAAGCCAGGTCTGCAAGTCATTACCCTGCAGATCTGCGTCAAACAGTTGCTCACGCATCACGTCAGGCACATCGTCAAGACGAACAGGCTTACGGGTCAACATGCCAGCCAGCATCCGCTCTAACCGCATGTAATACGGAGCAAGCACCGACCTGTTCAATCGGTTTTGGTAACTAAGGTCCGTTTCACGCGGTTCCTGCGGCAAAAAGCGGCGATGTTTTCCACGAATTCCGCGAGTGCCCAAAATTAAAGCTTCAATAAGCTCCCAATTTGGTTCTTGGTTGATCCAGCTGCTGTTAGGACTATCTACCTGTGACCCGTTACTGACGCGCTGTCGTGCTGAAAATCCTGAATACACAGCTAGAACCCGCCCGACGATGCTTGCAGTTTAGTAAAGCCTAATGCCAGTACCACGACCAGCACGCTCATGCAGCGGATTATATTCCGCCAGAATCAAATATCCAAGACCGTCAGTCCAGTGCTCAATATTGGCCGTCTTGTCAATCACGTAATCCTCAGCGCCTTCTTTGAAGGTCACGTTCTTCAACGCTTTGATCGTGTGCTTGCAGCGGGGGTGAACAAATAAACGAATACTGCCTTTGGCGCTCTTGATCATCATGTTCGTTGCATTTATTTTGTCCTTTACAGCCCAAGGCGCTTTAGGGCTAATGCAACCAAAACCAAAACGCCTAATGATGTCGTGATCGGTCCTGCCAGCTGACGAGGTCTTACGTGCAGAACCAGTCGGATCTGGATAAGCAATAATTTTGCGGTCTGGGAAGCGTTGCTTGAGCATTGAGCACACTTCATCAGTGTTTGATTGCTTGACGGCCAACTCGTCCCAAATGTGTAGCGTGTCGCCAACTCTGCTGCCAAGCACACCAGCCATGATTGACACGTTGAAATCAGTGCC